GCTTGGTACAAACTTTGTAACGCAGCACTCACAACTTAGATTTTAGTATGTGCTTTCCCCCTTGAGAGTCCTCGAGGTCTTCCTCTACCACTCTCAACTCCGCCTCGCTGACTGACCTGGTTGCGCCGGATCTTATCTCCAGCTGGATTCGCGCCAATTCGTCCGTGAGTTTCCTTAGTCTCGTTCCGGTATCGTCCTGGCCCAGGCCTAGTGGCTCCCCTTTGAGGTACGCCACCACGCGCGGTTTTTCCAGCAGACTGGCGGTCGCACGATACACTTTTGTGTGTACTCCCTCTAGAAACGCCTGGAAAGATTTTAAGTCTTTCCGGACGTTCGGGTCCGTGCTTCCTTCTGGACACAACTGTCCACTCAGTCTGGCTGTCTGGCTCCCTAATTGTTCCGGGAACTCCTTCACCTGCTCGTAAATTGTTGACATTTTTATCGTTTTGAAATATACGATCGTCCACGCGCCCCTCAGCCGGTTGAGCGTCGATATCCAAGGTATCGACGAGGGGGGTTGGTTCCTCATCCCGGTTGAGTGTAAAGGGCGCCCAAGGGTCAGTTAATGTGTTTAGTGTTTGACAGAGTTCTCTGAGTTTTTCCTCTTCGAACCCCGTACGTGCGGAGATTACTTTCATCATTAACTCCTCGTCTTGTTCAGCTTGGGGCCAGGCACCTCCTGTCGTCAACCAATATGGTTTTTCGCGGGAACTTGATTTCCGGTTGGACCTAGTGCACTCATTCTCTGCTTTTTCCGCCCCCTCTGCAATTTCACAGTAATATCTTACTATCATATTGCAGAATTGGGACGTAACAGGTGTGTACTTATCAGTCACCAGGTAACCCTGAACGCGGTCAACGGCGGCAGAAGACAATCGAATAGTTGGGTCTCGAAACGTCAAGTGCAATTTACGCCATGTTCGTAGAGGGTCCTGAAACGATGTGTTTGTAGTCATCGGATCCGGAAATACGCGGGCCAGAAACGTTATGCCCTTTTCTGGCGCATATGTTTCAACCTTCAGGTTCATGCCTAATTTTATCGCAGCCTTGACGAAGTTGCCCTGATATTGTTTATCGAACAGGGAGTCGTCGCCAAAGGCTAAGCCGATTGACCGGAATGCAACAGTGGGTTCAACATCGCTACGTGTGGTTCGAACAGCTACGTATTGTATGAAAGCGTTCAGTACGGTGTTTAAGTCACAGGTCGTTGGCGACCCGCTCTTCACACCAACCCCAGCATCGTAACGGAAGTTGAATCTTTTTGCTCTTGCTGGACAGCTTATTAGCATGTCCGTATAAGTAGTTAACTCACTCTTATACTGTCTGGCGAAATACCTATGATAAACAGCGTTCATAACGAAGCGTTGGCACCACTGCGAAACCGTGCCATCGAAGTTTGAATAATCACCTTCAATCGGTGTATCAACTTCCTGGCAATACTCGGTCACCCGCGCGGCTATTTGCTCGGGTGTGCTCCCAGGGCAAAACCAATGCTTGTTGTGTTCGGCATGCAGAATCTTGTCTCTGAATGCGAGCGTGAACGTGGAAAATTTAAGTAAGAACCTCATGTCAGGGTAGGATGAAATAATTCTCCCACTCTTCATACAAGGTTCGTTCTTAACGAAAGCCTCAATAAGCTTACGTGCTTCCATATCCACAGTTTCCCATATCTGCTTCACTGCCAACACCTGTGTAGGCTTGTCGAGGAGGGCGGCGGTTTCTTCCAGAGTGTACGGGATTCCTTCCGCCACCTCTGGAACAACCAATTTGACAAACTCGTTAGCGAACATTGTCATGCGGTTGTTTGGAACAGTTCGGTTCCGAACCCACTCTACCCTTCTCTCCAACGATGTTGATAGCGTCTCCCACCGTTTTATCATGGGAACAAGGTTTTCATCAGACACCAGTGGACTAGAGTAAACTCTAGCACTAGTTTCCGGTTCTTCGGCCTGCATAGCTGCGGGCCAATGGACACGAGGTTTCATAGGACGACCGATTCTATCATGTTGTTGTGGCATAGAATCCTTACCAGTATAGTACTGTCCCACCAGAGCCATCAAAGCCGGGTCTTTATACTGCATACCCAACATCCTGGAAGTGACGGACTGGGCTGATGACAACGACATCAATACGTCGTAGTGATCCTTCAAGATCTTCACTGAATAATCTTCACCGGCCCTTCCTATACTTATGTATAGTTGTCCGCTGTCGTGCTGACTGACTAGGCTATTCCAGCCTTTTCTTTTCCGGTCAGCATACACGACACGTTCCAGTTTCCTGGCGTGCAAATCGGACTTAATCCAGTTTATCTTCCAACAAGAAAATGTTGGGAGACACCAGACCAGAACTCTTTGTGGGCAGTTGTCCCAAGGACGTGAGTGTGCTACCTTATGGTAAATGTACTTTTGTACACCCACACATTTTAAGATAGTTCCTATCCAGCCTTCCTTCATTGGAGATTCCACGAATTCCCCATAGCGGCACCAATCCCAAATGGCGTGCGACCACTGTGCACCGCCACTCACATCGTACTGGACCCTATCGTCACTAATACGAAACGCTGAATCACCATCCATTCCAGACACATCAACTGGGTTGAAGGTATGGAAAATGGCTGGTGCTCCATGACCCAAAAATTCAGAAGGGTCTCGCAGATAATAATCTACATCGATGCCAACAACAACGGAACCCACACTGGGGTCAGCGTCGCTTAAGGCACGATGCAGATCACCCACAGCATAATGCTGATGGGCTGCCTGCGTGGCATTGGATTGGGCCGCTGGGGATATCTCAAACTTCACACCACCTATCTCATCAATGGCGGTGTTTATCAAGTCCCTCGCGGCGTCTCGAACGGCACCAGATTTTGGGTGCCCGTTATCGGAAGGTCTGGTAGGTATCGTTGTCAATACGGCATTTAATGGATGCCACTTCACACCTACGTCCTCTCTCGTCTTGTCAATAAGGGCTCGTTGTAGAGCCCTTGTCAAGCGATTATCTTCGTCTGAGGGATACGGACCTATTCCCATATACTCCCCAATACTGCGGCGCCTGCGCCATACTATAGCGACACAGGCCGAGAGCCCACACACAACCAGTAGCGATTTACTGTGTTGCTGCGTACGCTCACCAACTGTAGTTACAGTCACTTTTACTCTTTTAGTGACCCTTTCAACGAAAGACATTATTATGCGTTTACTTTAT